TATTTAGCACATAAGGATCGAAAGTATGAAAAGTGTTACGACTTTCTTGCACAAATTAAAGCTGAAGATTGGCAACAAGCCTGTGTCCAGTGGATTAAAAAACGAGAATTTAATTGGAGAAAGAATAATGCCTCTTGACATTAAATGGACTGAGATGAAAAACATTGCTCAGGAAGATATTGTAAGCCTGATCGACTCGGAGAAATCTTACGGTGATTCGTGGAAGCGTAGAGGCGGTACAGGGGCTTTTATGATGTTAGCTCGGAAATTCGACAGGATCGAACAACAAGCAGAATCTTGTAACTTCGACGTATTTAAAGCTGGGGAAAAATACGATGGAGATGATGGGTTACTAGACGATATCGGAGACCTTCGTAGATACCTATTTTTAGTAGAACACCACATTAGGTACGCAGTAGGCGCAGAGTCTTCTAGTTATTCGGAGGAAGAAAATAATGCAGATGCCTCTTATACAACCTGAAAGTGATTGGATTGCTCCGCAAGTTTTACCTCGGTTCGATCCATATGAAACCTTAGCAGTCGATTTAGAAACGTATGACCCTAACCTGATTAACCGTGGTCCAGGATGGGCAACAGGTGATGGACACGTTGTCGGGATAGCTATTGCTTCTGATACGTGGTCAGGATATTTACCAATACGGCACGAGAACGGTGGTAATTTAGAAGAGGAAATTGTTTTACGCTGGCTCAAAAGAACCTTTGAAAATCATAAAGGTACGATGGTTTTCCATAATTCACTTTACGATGTAGGCTGGTTAAAACGTGAAGGAGTAAACCTTACTTGCCCCTTACGAGATACGATGTTTGCTGCGCCACTATTAGATGAAAACAGACGGTCATACTCCTTAAACAATTTAGGTAAGGATTTACTTGCAGAAGAAAAAGACGAAACACTGCTCGAGATGGCAGCTAAAGCGTGGGGATTAAATGCAAAGAGCGGTATGTACGCGCTCCCAGCTAAGTATGTAGGGCCGTATGCGGAGCAGGACGCAGTTCTAACCTTAAAACTCTGGAAGCTCCTTAGTAAGCGTATAGAAGCCGAAGGGCTACAGAAAATATTCGACTTAGAATGCGACCTTATACCTCTACTAATCGAGATGAGATGGCGAGGCGTTAGGATAGATACTAATCGGGCAGAACAAGCGTCGGAAAAGCTATCTAAAAAAGAACAGCAGCTATTAGTTGAAATCAAACGTAGGTTCGGGATTAGCGTAGATATCTGGGCAAGCGCCTCAATACAAAAAGCATTCGATGCTAACGATATTTGGTATCCACATACTGAAAAAGGAGCACCTAGTTTCCAAGGACCGTGGCTAGAGTCTCACGACCACGATCTACCGAAGATGATTGTAGAAGCTCGGAGGATTAACAAAGCTCGGACTACGTTTATCGAAGGAGCAATACTCCAGTATTCTCATAACGGTCGGATCCACGCTGAAGCGCACCCGTTAAAAAATGACGGTGGCGGTACAGTAACAGGGAGGTTTAGCTACTCGAATCCTAACTTACAACAGATCCCTGCTCGAGACCCTGAGATCGGAAAGATGATTCGATCATTGTTTATACCGGAAGAAGGAGCGTCTTGGGGAGTATTCGATTACTCACAACAAGAACCTAGAATCACTGTCCACTATTCTTCGTTACTCGGATTAGAAGGCGCAGCAGACGCTGTTAACGCTTATTCTAACGAAGGCGCAGATTTCCACCAGATCGTAGCAGATATGGCAGGGATACCTCGGAAGCAAGCTAAGAATATTAATCTTGGATTAACGTATGGGATGGGTCAGAAAAAACTAATCAACGAACTCGGACTAGAACCCGACGAAGCATTAAAACTATTAGATACTTATCACGCTCGAGTACCTTTTATTAGAGGTATACAAAATATGTGTTCTCGGATGGGAGAGCAGCGAGGGTATATAACAACGCTCGGCGGTCGGAAATGTCATTTCGACTTATGGGAACCAGTCGGATACCTACACGGCGAAAAACATACTCCTTTGCCCGAGCAGGAAGCACGAGAAAAGTATGGCGATAATCTGAAACGATCATTTACATATAAAGCTCTTAACAAACTAATCCAAGGCTCGGCAGCAGATATGACTAAACTCGCTATGCGAGATCTCTGGAGAGAAGGAATGGTTCCACATATCGGTATTCACGATGAACTCGACTACTCGATCTTTAGTAAAGAAGAATCGGACATGGTAATCGACAAGATGGTTAGTTGTGTGGATTTAAAAGTACCGCTAGTTGTGGATTATGAAACAGGAATAAATTGGGGTGAAGCAAAGTAATGAAGATCAAAAGCCTTAGTAAAAACGAGATCGAGAGCTATGAAAAAATTTACAAAGAGATAGTTACCTTATACGGCTCAGGTACGATGACTATGGAAGAAATCGGAGAGAAGTTTGAGATTACTAAACAACGTGTTTGGCAAATTATTACTAAAATGAAAAAAGGACAGGGGGACTATTATTATGAGCACAGAAACAAATAACCCAGAACTCGAATGGCTTAAATTCGATAGCGATGATAAAGAAACAAAGCTGGTATTTAGTACGATGCATGACTGGCTAGATGAGCTTAGAGGAGAAGGTAGTGTCGATATGATGGACACATATAAAGCTATGATGTTCGTCGGATTAACAAACCTTGTTTATCTTCAAAACTATACGAAACCTGAGATCGATGAAGTAATGGAGGTTCTTAAAAACAATACGTTTGAACTACTCGATATGTTCGAAGATCGAGAAGGTATTTTCGATTTTCTTGCTAAAAAAGAAGAGCCTCTGCAGCACTAATATGCCAAAAGAAGCTGCGCTCTGGAGTTTAGTTAAACAACATCTACCGAAAGATGCTCATTTCCAACGGATCGAGACTGGTGGTACAGGTCGGGGAGTACCTGACGTTAACTATTGCCAGCAAGGGAAAGAAGTTTGGATCGAGTTGAAATCAGTTAGTGGATTGAAATCTGAAGTTAGCTCCTTCCAAATAGCATGGCTGTACAATAGAGTTAAGAGCGGAGGGAATTGTTTCGTTTTGATTAGGAAAGTAAACAGCAAAGGAAAAGAGATAAAGCTGTTTGATATAAACGGAATGACGCTAAAAGAATTAGGAGAGTTTAATTGGAAAAGCGAATCTTCGTTTACTCTGCGCCCTCCTTACGAATGGGACGCGCTCTTTAAATTCATTTTAAATTCTACGCTATAGTGGTTTACTATGGCGGCGTCGGCGGTTAACGTATAAAAGGTAGCGGCTAAAACCGCCACCATAAACTTAGAAAGTAGAAATAACTAAAGGAGACTACCCATGGTAGCAGCAGTAGAAAGTATGGCGTGGACAGGCCAAGTGCCTTGGCACGGCGAAGGTGTAGAGGTTAATGGAAATTTAACCCCCTACGAAATGATGGTTGCCGCAGGACTTGATTGGTCAGTTAGTAAACGATCAACGTGGACATCTGCTAAACCTATGGACCAATACGAAAAAGACGCTGACGGTAATATCGACGTAGAACTTATAGAAGACCCGAGCAGGTTTACTATTGTACGCGATACCGACAACGCGATTCTTTCGTCGTGTGGCGCAGGTTACAAACCTATTCAAAACGAACGTATCTTCGACTTCTTTACGAAGTTTGCTAAAGAAGCGAACGTGAGTATGGAGACGGCGGGTAGCTTACGCGGGGGTAAAGATGTGTGGGCGTTAGCGAAGTTAAACGAGTCGTTTGAACTTCCAGGAGGTGACGAAATTAACGGTTACTTCTTGTTTAGACAACCTCACGAAGCTGGCCACGCTATGGTAATACGTGATACCGAAATACGAGTTGTATGTAATAACACATTACAGTTTGCACTAGGTAAAGCGTCTCGCGGTGAGTTCCGTATGACACATACTACAGAGTTTACCGACGATATCGCTAAAAAAGCAGCCGAAGCGTTAGGCTTAATTAAAGAGTCTAACTTCGAATTCCAACAAGCCGCACAGTTACTAGCTTCTAAGAAAGCTAAACACGGTAGCGTGTTAGAATTTATTACCCGCCTTAACCAACCAGACTTGTACGAAGAACAGCTTGAACATATCCGGTTGTTAGAAGAAGGTAAAAAGGTTGGCGATATGTTCCCGTTACGAGATCAGTTTACAAAGTATTCTGAGTTAACGCTACGCGCCTTAGAAGAGTCTCCAGGAGCGACCCTAAAGTCCTCTAAGGGAACGTGGTGGGGCGCACTTAACGCAGTTACCTTCGTAGAAGACCACCAGCGTGGCGGGGCTAATAGAGCCTATAACGCGATGTTCGGAGAAAGCTCTAAGCGTAAAGCTAAAGCATTAAACCTAGCAATTGAATATGCAGAGGCAGCGTAATGGGAGAAGTAGTAAAACTAGGAAATTCGGTAGTAGTTGATCAAGAATTTATCAGCGAATTATGGTGTGCGTTACACGAACTTTCTGATAAATCGTTTTTAGACAGACCTCTAACCGATTTTCAAGAGTTGCAAGACCACGCGAGATTAATTTCTCGCATTCTTGCCGCAAAAATGGCGCAGCAAGACTGCGCTTTATCTAAAAGTATAGAATCTTCAGGGTATTTACCTGAATTTATTACTGCAATACAAGGAGATAGTAATGTCGAATGATCCGTGGGCTGATTTTACGCCTGATATAGACGTACCAGTACCTTCTGATACTAGAAATAGTACCAGTTACCCGTGGCATAAGTTCGGAGTAAACAATTCGTTCTTTTTTGCACCGGATAAAGGTGAAATAGAAGATACATCGAAAAGGTTAAAGAATCGTCTCGACCAATCGACTCGGACATTTGCTAAAAAACAAGATCCGGCTTGGAAATTTACTTGCCGTGTTAAATTAGAAAACGACGTCAGTGGCGTTCGCGTCTGGAGAGTAGAATGAAAACAGTTGACCAGTTACACGAAGAACTAATCGCGTTAGAAGCAGAAGTAACGATTGTTACAATGAACCTATCAAGATTAGCAGCTAAATGTGAATTCGTAAGTACAAAGATACTCGAATTACTTAAAACTAACGGTGGACCAGAAATGTTCGATACAGGTGAGCCGACTTCGGCTTATGTCGACCAAGACCGTTAACTCTATATACTGCTTTACTTTCGCGTTAATCTTTAGTAAAGTAGTATTTGTTGGTTATAACCAACTAGAAAGTAGAAAACCATAGAAAGGAGAACGAAATGGCAGTAGCCAAGAAGAAAGCAGCCCCAGCCCCTAAAGTTGATGCTGTTAAAAGCGTAAAAGATGTAGCTAAAGTGCTTACAGTAAATGTAAAAGCACCACAACCAGCAGTTCGTGGTCGTATTGCACAGAAGTTTATGTACACAGGCAAGGAATTGTCCGGTACTAAAGTAAAAACCCCACAGTTCGTGGCGTTAGTTATTTCGATACAAGATATCGAAGATAAATCGTTTAACCGCGACAGTTTCATTATGCAACAAGTTGTTGATCTAGGCGTAAGCGAAGGGCATATCAGTATGCCTAACACTAAAAACCCAGAAAAGCAAAAGAAGCGTATTGTAGCTTGTTACAAGAAAACCCTTGTAGATGAAGGGTTTATCGTTGAGGTTAAATAACCAAACGGGGGTGCAAGCCCCCATAACTTTCAGGAGAAAGTAGAATGAACAGCAAAGAAATAGCTCCGTTTCCTAGAAAAGCTCAAACACGAGCATTTGTAATTTATAAAGCGTTAGATAATCTCGGAGGTAAAGCGAGTTTTTCAGCGTTACATAAAGAAACATTAAGAATTTGGAAAGACCATCTAACTTTCGCAAAACCGCATAACAAACCATTATTTAAAACAATGATCCAAGGTTCTTGTATTTCCCCAGGATATTTTACAGCTGGTAAAAGAAATGTTCCAGTAAAAACTTATTCGTTCGCGACATACGAAGATTATGCAAAAAAAGCTTCTCAAGCCGCACTTGCAAGATCGATGTATAGCTATCAACGAATCGAAGATGGCAAATTAAACGCATCTGCACAAACTATAGCGAAACTCGAAAGGATAATTAACAATCCTAAGTCGGAACTACCTCCACCCCGAAGTATTCCATCTACTGCAGAAAATACCGAAAAAGTAATTAAAAAAGCAGCAGCTACTATGGAACGCATAGAAAAACTTGATCCAGATAAAGCAACTAATATGGACGAGTTACAAAGGAACTTAGAAAAGCTCCTAGAACGACAAGGATCAACGGTTAACAGTCCTATTACGAAGCTAGAAATAGGTATATGGCCAGCTATTGCCGGAGCAGTTATTATTACCGGATTATTGGTCGCAGCGATTACCGCTATGGCGTTTGGTGGGGCTTAGTGCTTTACTATCCTAAAATGCGCGGGTACTATTTATAAATAGGCGCTACCCGCGCTTTGATAGAAAGGAGAATATTATCCAGACAACAGCTTCAGCAATACCGCCACGAGGACATTCGTTACGAAAAAAAGAGTACGGAGAGATAGCTCAGAACCTTAAAAAAGATCAAGGCGTAAAGACTGTAAACAGAAAAACAACTGTCGGTGTGCTCCGCGCACTAGAACGGCTTAACCGTATGGGTTCACAAAGAACCATAGACGGTGAGCTATGGGTATGGAGAACTATATGATTTACATGCCAGAAATTATAGACACTATGTGGACACGCTTACAAGATGAAGCATAGTGTGAATGAACTAGGAGGGCATAATACTCAGGCGGCTGGTAGCGTCAGAGGGAGTTTCCTGCTAACAGTGCAAAGTGCTGAAACACTTGTATCCCACTGTTGGTCAACTTGAGAAATAGGTTTAATGAAGTGCGATCCTCCGATGTTTGAATATAATCGCCAATTAAACCAACTACCAGACTTATTTTTATTAGAAAGGAGAATGCTGTGAACGATAGTTTTACAAAGAAGTTTTATTTCGATTCAGCCCACGGCTGGTTAGAAGTTCATTATGAAGAACTAAAAGACCTCGAAATTTTAGACCGCATAACTCATTGGAGTTATCGAGACGACGAAAAAGTTTATCTCGAAGAAGATATCGACGCCGGTACTTATATCGACGCTGTAGAAGAACAACGAAAATGCGTTGTTACAGTTAGAAACTTAAATGTTGAAGATAACCATCTTAGAGACCCCGAAGATAGGGTACGACCAAGATCAATGAAGCGGTTCTATACGAGCTATTTAAGAGAAGCAATGGGACTCGGCGATGCCGAAAACTGGGTAGGCTGGGTAGATAAATATAAATCAGGAGAAAGTAAATGAATGCAGAAACATGTGTATTGTGTAACGGCGATATCGAAATACAAAAAACCCCAGAAGGTAAAGTATTTTGGACTAAAGGCCATAACCCTAGCCCCCTAGCAGAAGATGGCGGGTGTTGTGGAACGTGTAACGCAGTTAAAGTTATCCCTGAACGATTAAAACGAGCTGGTTATCGCCAGCTTTAGGAGGTTTAATGGATATTGATCGAGCAAGAGAACTCGACGATGCTAGACGTATCGAAGAAATAGAAGGAGGGGACGTGTTTCCCCCCTGCGATGAATGCGGAGCAGAATCGAAACAAGAAATAGATATCGACGAAGATACTAACGAACCACGGATAGTTCATCTCGATTGCAGACGCTGTGAAGTAATGCAAAGCGTTGAGCATTTTATAAAACACACCCTCGGCCTTAACCACGAAATCCATAAGATTGACGATAACGATGATAAATTCGTCGTCGAAATTTACGGGTTAGACCGATGAGTACAATTAGTAGGCAGAGTTTAGAAACTCTGCTGATACTAGCTAAAAATGCCGAAAGCACTACAGCATTTAATGAATTAACCGCCGTACTTGAAGAAATACGCATAGACGAAGAACGCCAGAAATTATGTAACACTAGATGGTTTCTTGGCTTACTCTTCGGTAATCGGGGTTAGTGCTTTACTATCGGATATTCCCCTAGTAAAGTATTAATAACGCCGCGCTTACGGGCGCGGATTTATAAACTAGAAAGAGAGAATGATATGTCAGATCAATTTGATCACCACGATACAGAGTTTCGCGTAATACGCGACCAGTTCGAGCACCTCGGCCTTAGTAGTCATTTAGCTAGTAGATTACACGCGCTTATGCAAGATGCGCATACCGAGTTACTTACGATGGGTAGTTCGATACCAGACGAAGCTATTAACCAGTTTCCTGAGCTTGTTACCTTAGCGAAAACTTACGCAGCATGGAATTTACGTGCTGAGTCGATACCTGATCGTGTAGCTTACCGCTCACACGCAGCCGCTAACCACGCTCTGATCGACGACCAAATACACGTCGAGCGTACTAGTTGCCTTCGTGATAGGTTAGTTTACGAAAAAGATACGTCTATAGGACTCGTTAGAGAAAACGAGTTACTAACTCATATTAACGGACTACATGACAGTATCGAAACTTTGTTAGCAAAAGTAAAAGTAAGCCCCGCTAGAGTAACCGTTGACGACATCGTTGACGACGATCGATGCATTTCAGATTACGCTGACGAGTACCACCAAGGTGCCTAAGCGTTATAAACCACTAGGTCGGAGTCGAGTTTATACTCGACCCTTCCGAGAGCTTTCGATTATGCCTCGGATCGACGACCACAGAGAAAAGTACCCGTCTCGACCTGTAACGATGGATTGCACCAGTAAACGCGAGTCGCTTCCAGCGGTTAACGTAACGATTGCACCAGCGTATAACAAAGGCGCGTACCAAGTTATTCCTCACTCGGATATCAAACATATAGGAAGATAGTCAGATGATCGATTACAACAACCTATTTCGCATTGCTCGAGAACAGTTTTGGCAATTTAGACCGTCAGAAGATACATTCGAAATCTGGGCGCAAAAACATACCGTGATCGACCATGTCGGACAAGCGTTATTAGTACGACTCGATATCGACGTACAAACAGAAGACGAAAGCGTTGTAGAATTTCACGACGAGATCTGGATTATAGATAACAGCGGCGCAATACTATTACTTAACGATAACAACGACGTTAGAGATTTTGAAGAATTATTAGAAATAGCCCTGAACGAAAGACAAGGGGGATACTAACGACTCTCGGCTTAGTGCTTTACCGTCCTATAATCGCGGGTTATAATAGGGGGCGCGCCGCTTACGGCGCGTAGGATTTTTAACCATTAGAAAGATAGAAAGGAACGAAAAATGCAAAATATCCAAATAGAAAACCTATTAGATTATTTTACCGAAAACGATAACTGGGAAGAATTAAGTTACCCAGGATCTGAAGAGATCCAGCATTTTAAGAAAGATGCCCACAATGTTAACTCCAACGAACTACCCGATTACGAAGAACTATACGAGTTACTCGAAAAAGATTTACGGGTAACGGATTTAGAAAAACATAAGTTCGAAACAGTAGTTAACGAAATATGGATTTTTAAGATTGACGTAGGGAACGGAGAACCTATTAGAGTTTACCAGATTGACGTATGGACTTACCACGACGTGACTCCTTACGAAATACGCCGATGGGATATCGGATTGATTGGTTGCTAGATTTACCCGCCCCTACGGGGGCATTTACTTAGAAAGGAGAAGACTATGCCCGAACAAGAAGTTACCCCATTAGATGCCGCAAATTATTTTACACCCGACGATATGGCAGAATGTATGGACGGCGTTTCAGACGAACTTAACCAAGTTTTATGGAAAGTAGTTAGCGATTATGAAAAAGACTTTGGCGTTAAAGAATACGAAGAACCAATAGATATGTATGAAGATTTATCGTTAGCAGCGATGTGGGGTAAGTTTACTAACGACCAACGTGCGCAAATCAACGATATCCTAACGAAAAACGAAAACGGTTAAACACTGACCAAGATTCGATAGTAGCCCACCGTGAGTGGGCTTTTTTGTGCCTATTAAAAGATTAGAGATATTAGGTATATTGTCTATCTGAAAGAAAAACTTTTTTTTATTTTTTTAACTTAGAAGAGCAATAAAGTAATAGAAGTAATAGAGTGATGGAAGAAAGCTCTATAGACCGAGAGTCGGGGACCGTGTTGAGGGTTGAGAGAAAGTAATAGAAAACGTATTAGTTATTGAAACTGAAACAGTGAATAGAGTAGAGAGGCCGCGAGCGAAATCTTTTTATTCTTTATAATTTTATTTATTTTAGATTATAGTTCTCACATCGAAACTGCTCGGATCCATTGAATGAAAGAACTACAGTACACCCCACTTACCCCATCAGAAGATGGAATGGGTTATCTCGACTCGGATGGTAAGAGATGGCAACCGCTAAACCCCAAGCAAAAGAAGTTCGCCAGAGAGTATTTAAAAGGACAGAACGCTACCGAAGCAGCCGTTAAAGCAGGGTATACGAAGAATCGAGCAGCAGCCAAACGACAAGGCAGTGTCTTACTGAACCACAACCCACTTCTCAGGAACTATCTGATAGACCAGGAAATCAAGGAGGCGGAGCGAGATAGAGTTTCCATGGAGGGACACCTGTCATCGCTTCATGACTTGAGGGAAGAGGCACGCGAGTCCGGACAGATTAACGCAGCCATTACGGCAGAGATCCATCGAGGCAAGGTCGGAGGGTTATATATCGATCGACGCGAGGTATTGACTGCAAAGATTGATATGTTATCCAAGGATCAGCTGATCGATCGACTCGGAGCATTGATCACGAAGCGCGTACCGCAAACGATCGAGGGAATGATTACGAATCGAATCGGACGGTCGGACTCGGACGGTCGGACAGAAGCATTGGTCGAGCGAGAGATTGACTAATCGGACGGTCGGACGGTCGGACGGTCGGACGGTCGGACGGTCGGACTGATTGATCTAGCGAGCCAGCGACCCATGGACCACGACCCATAGACGGCGAGCCAGCGAGCCAGCGACCGATGGATTGACGGATTGACGGAGCGGTTGAGCGAAACGGTTGGGATTAGCCGCGACTGATGGAAACGGTTGGGATTCGTGCCAACGGATTTGTTATGCCGCGCCCCTTAAAGAAACAGGTTACATCTGTTCTAACAACTTTGTTATGTTGCGTCATTGCCCAGGGCGATGTGATCTAACAGTTTTGTTATGTGACGACAGACTAATTAGACTGATTAACTAATTAACTAATGGATTAATTAGCGCTTGACTACTTAACTATATAAGCCTATATTCTACTTAATCCAGTCAATACCTGACTGGCTTATAGGTAAAACTATTATGAACACTAAGACAAGCAACAAAGCACCAGAGCAAACAGTATCACAAGCTAAAGCAGCCCTAGACAATGCGGGTTCACAGTTCGCCCCTAAGCCTACGCCCTTTGAGCTAATGACTCAGGCGGTTTCTGAGGTATCAACCGCTAACGGTGGTTCGG